TATTGTCGCGCTCATTTTGTTTCTCTATTTATTTTTATTTTCCAGGTTATTCCTTTATTCCAAGGAATTTTATTAGGGCAAGTTCCTGGAAATTTCTTACCTTTATTCCAGGGAATCCTACCTTTCCCGGAAGTCTTTGGAATTCCACTTTGAGAATCACTTATTTTCTTCTTTGATTCTTTTGTATGTTTGTGCCCTTTTAAAGAAGTTGATATTTTAGTTTTAGTAGATTCCGATAACATTCTTCCATATCCTCCTTCTCCTCCATCTGTCAAATTTACCAATGGTCCTAATCCTAAATCCCTTCTTCCTATTTTTTTAATTAACCTTTTTTCTTTTTCGCAAGCTTCGCTCCAAGTTAAATCTGTTTCTATAATATCAATAATATACCCATATTTAGAAACTATATTCTTCCACCATTTGCTTCTACTTTTGCTATGAGCCCGTTTGACGGAACCTATACCAACATAAAAAATTTCATTCTTTAGTGGATTAATATGAAAGTATACACAATATTTATTTTCCGTTTTCATATTTGTATTTATTTAGTCTGATCAACTATTACATCATCTATGATTTGAAAATTGTTAAGAACCACATTATTTTGGATTCCAGCAATGTCAATAAGCTCATCGAATATTTCCGTTAATTCTAATCTTAATGGGATGACGACATTTTTTTCAAAAATAGAATATGATATTCTTATTTCCTCCGAATTTCCAAGAGACCCTGCAACTTTGATTCCCATAATAGACGGATTCAGACCGTGCGCGATACAAATCTTATTCATAATAGAATCTAAAGTACTGTCGAATAACTTATCATTATTGTTAGTTGATATAGTAACCACTTCTGGAGTGTTGTCCATTCCATTTCCAGTCAATACCATAACTCTTCCAGCATTTTGCGCACCTTCTTTAGAACTGATTCCAGCCTTGAACGAATCTATTTCTTCTTGCGATTCGAAAGTTTTTGGAACTCTGATAGCTATCGATGGCCAAATGGAATTCTGTATGTTTGATTTTTGTAAGAACGCTATTTCTCCATCCAAAAAAGCATCATTTAAAATAGAGATATATGTAGGGAGTGGATAAATATCCTGTCCTATGGTTTCTGCTTGGTACACATACAAAGACTCTCTCTCAGATGATCCTTGTTCATATCTGTTATATGTTTTCATACCTGTACGTCTTGACCAATCATTACACCAAACAAAACTTGTTAAGTCTTTGGAATTTCTTATGTAAGACGGGTGTACCCTTTTAAAGGATTTGAATTTACCATCTTTATGGCGGTAAACGAGAACACATATCCTTTTGTGTATGATGTAATCTTTAGTTAATTCTCTAATCATTCGTTGGAATCTATTTATCTTTTCGAATGTATAAATTAAAACTGATTCTCTACCATCATTTAATGGAATTCCATAAGTATATCCTCCGCCAACAGCGGTATTAGCGATGAAATCTATGCATTTTCCGTGAATCGCAGATGTGTAATATATCTGATCCAATATTTGTGGATAGAGATTGTCAGCACCGAATTGAGTAATACCAGAAACCGTATAAAAAGGACTGATAAATGGTTGACCAAGATTTCCTTTACCTATCTTTAAAAAAGGCGTCGAAAAAGTTTGTGGTTTTACTTCAACTATAGATTCTGTATGTATCGGGGTTTCTGGTTTCTTGAAGAAATTAAAAAATGCCATTGTGTTTTTATTATTTTTATTGGTAAATTGAATCTACAGAAGTGTTCTGACCTTCTACAGTCATATCTCCGACAACCATTTTACCTGTTTCTAACAAATCTCCAAACGTGTTTGGATTTAAAGAATCCGAGGTTGATTGATAAACTTTATATTCATACTGTCCAGGTATTAAATATAGAGGAATATCGTTGCCCCCACTTATAGAACCAGCCGGAGATGCATCATAATCTGCTTCTATAAGTTCGAATAGATTAAATCTATTTTGTGTTGTTGATAGATCTGGTGTAGTAAAATATATCAATGATTCTTGCGTCGTTAAAGAAGCATAGCGTTGAAATGAAAATATAAAATACACTGGCGTGATAGTGACCGATTCAGTCAGTGTTAAGCATATCGAATTTGTCGCATTTCTATTTATATAAATCATATACTATATATTGTTGTTAAAAACAAAAACGCTCTTACCCCGAAGAGAAAGAGCGTTTCTAAGAATTTGTAATTCTGGTTTAAGAATTGGCAACCAACAATGCTGCAGCTAATACTGAAGATATTGTTTTTGCTGAAGTTTCGTCTTCACCGATTAAAACTATGTCATAGTTTGAACCGTCAGCTCTCACTTTTCCAGAACCACCAGTCGTGGCGGATAATTGCATATTTGGAAAATACCAAAATAATCCATTTGCATCCCCAATAACGATTCCTAAATATCTTTGACCTTCGCCAAGGATTTTGATCGATTTGGATTTAGCCGCATCACGTCTATGGAATTGAAGATTAACTGTTTTCGCCCAGAATGTGCTTCCTACAGCTAAGTCGATTTTCTCTTCATCTGTATAACTTCCGGTGTTTCTTTTGAATTCGAACGAAAGCGCAGGTGAGTGACCCAATAAGGTTAATGCAGTTATAGACCAAGTTGAAGTTGATTCGGTGATAGTATTAATATCATCCATATCAAAAACATAAGCCGTATAAATACCACCTTGATTGTTATCACAACCTTTTAATATTGTTTCTATTGTGTTACAAGCCATTTTATTTTGTGTTTTATTTTTTATAACGTCCTCTAAGAACTCCTGTTCGAGTTATAGATTGTTTTATTTTTGCTTCTTCTGTTTTAGGTATTCCTAATCTACATAAAGAATTTTTTAATTTTGATTCTTTACTTCTTACTTTACCCATTTGAGATATTCTAATTTTATCCTTCGATTCATTTGTGTGTTTATAACCTAATGATGAAGATGATTTTTTTAGAATATTATATTCAGGTTTAAAAAAGTCTATCCAAATTTGTTCTCTTTCTATCAATTTAGAAGCTTCACAATATTCTATTATTTCATAAATAAAATTTTCTGCTTTATACTTATTGTAACTATTTTGAAGTTTTGAACTATGATGTTTATTATTTCTTAAGAATAATTTATGTGTAGAAAATCTTTTCTTTAAATTAATAGAACTTCCAATATAAATTTTATTATTAATTAAATTTCTAATATTATAAATTCCAGATTCCATTATCTATATTATTTTTAATTAAAATGGGTAGTAGTAATTGACCACTACCCATTTTTAAAATTTATACTAAAAACTTATTAGCTGCACGGTCCAGCGCTATAAAATACGATCTCAGATGGGTTAACATAGTAGAAACCGATTTTAATATCTGCTCTTGTTCTAAGTAAAGGCTCTGCTACAGAATCTTCCAAGTTTACAGCTTTAAGAACTTTTGCATCGTTGTCTCCGTCGAATGCATAGATCAAGTTTGTGTTAGAAGTTAATACCATAGTATTAGCAGTCATACCTTGAGCAACTACAACTTTAATTCCAGCGAAATTCAAGTTTAAAGTTGAATTTACTGCTAAGATGTTTGCATTTCCAAGTGCGAATCCGGCTTGTCTTAAAGCAGCAGCAACGTTAGAACTAACAAAGAATCTAAGAACATCCAATTTGCCTTGTAATGCTGGTGTTAATGCAGTATAAAGCTTATTCATTTCAGCAACAACGTTAGAAGCAGTTACTGTAGTGCTTGCAATCTGAACTACTGCAGCATCAGCACAAAGCTTAGCCTCATAACCAGTACATAATTCATAAATGTCGTTAGAGTTTACTGCTGTGTTACCTTTCCATCTAATGCTTTCGATGTTTGCTGCGATGTGTTTAGACATCTCATCAAAGTAATAAGACATAAATGCGGAAGGATCCATTGGAGCTCCTGAACCTTTAGCCATCCATTGTGAAACGAATGATTGTTCAAGATCAAATCTACAGATTTGAGCCATTGCAGAAACTGCGCAAACATCAACCGGGATTGAAGCGATAGTATCAGTACCTGCAGACCAAGTGCAGTTTGATGCTTTCAAAAGATTTGCATCAAACAATACATTCGCAATTTCTGTTTTGTATTTGATACCTGCTAATGTTCTATAGTTATCAACGATGTCTTCCGTGATATATGCTTTAGAATAGAATTCATTAGGATTTGGACATAATAGAGCACTTGCGTCTACAGTTAAATCAAATTTTAATTTTCTTGCCATTGTTTATTATTTGTTTTTTGTTTTTGTTGTTATATCATATATTGTGTCGATAAATGATATTTTATAATTTACTCTTTTACCAATTGCATTACAGCAGCAAATTTGTCGTGAATTGACATCTTTGTTTCAACCGGCGTTACCTCAGTTGTGTCTTCAGTTGTAATTTCTTCAGCTTTTAGGTCCGCAATCAGTTTATATATCTCATCTAATTTCGGCTGGATTATAGCTAAAATTTTAGCTTCATCTATAACTGGTGCTTCAATCGGTTTTTCCTCGATTGAAGGCTCTGCTAATTTTTCTTCAACAGGCTCTTCTTCAACAACAGGCTCTTCTACAGGCTTAGCTAATTCAGTTTCTGTGATAACTCCGGCTAAAACAATATATTGTTTTTCATCAACCGAAAATGTGGTTCCATCTTTTAAGATCATTGTATTATTTTGTTTTTTATTTTTTATTAAATCTTCCAGAGCAAGCCCTAAAAATCCTTCGATAGAATATCCTATCTGTCCGTTTTCAACAAGAGAAGCATAGTATTCTTTATCTGTCAATTGTGATACTACCATCAAAGTGCCTTTAGGAACCTCGATACCGAATGTAGAGTATGATTTATCCAATAAAGGCTCATCTACTATCCAAGTCTCAAGTATATATGCAGGAACCGTTTTGCTTGAATTATGTTCCAAATTAAATTTATCTTGATTATTCAAGTTTAACATAAATTTGGAATGTATAGCTTCAATTTCTTGAACTGTAAATTCTACAAAATACTCTCCATCCTCGTCATTACGATAAATTTCCATCGGAATCAATGCAGGAGCAGCGATTCTCATCTTAACTCCATCGGCAAAACAAAGTTTCTTTTCGATAGGAGCCGCAACGAATGCCATTCCTTTAACCTTAATTGCGGGGTTTGACGTGAATGCGATTTGTTCTATTCCAAGATCTTCACCATTGGCAAACTCCGGGTCAATCGAAATCTTATATTTTGGTAGTTTTGTCATTATGCTATATATTGTATTTGATATTAATATTTATTAAGTTAATGGAATATCACAGAATGAATACGGATCCACGGTTAATGTCAATTGCATCTGCCAACCGGCACAATAATCGAGAAGAGCATTATTGATAGGTGTTGCATTCGTAGCTCCAAGAAGATCAATACCTTGTATTGACCCGTCAAAAAACCATCGATATAAATCATTTAATATCTGATTTGTGTCTGATACAATAGTATTTATGTTTGAGCGATCCTTTTGTATAATGTCAAAACAATAAATGTTTAATGTAAACTCATTAGTATTTTCATTAAATGTCGAACTGTTTGGTGATACAAATAGAAATGGATATTTTTCATCCAAGGTTGCAAGGTTTGGCATCTGCTCATCGAAATCGAAAGAGTATTTCTTTATTTGTAGATGTTGAGATGCAAACGAATCTATTGTTTGTAAAATTTTATTATAACTTGTTGTTGTATTCATATTTGTTTATTTAATTTCTTTTTTCTATATATTAGCATCTCATCTTTGGATAACCCGCTATTCCAGGCAGGAACACCTGTTTTGATTCCTTTCTTTTTTGAAGGACCTGTTTTGATTCCTTTCTTTGGAGAAGGGATGCCTGTTTTTAATCCTCTCATAGGTGAAGGCACACCAGTTTTAATTCCTTTATTCCACGGGACACGTCCTATTGTTCCATCACCACCGTCGGTCATATTTACTAATGGGCCTAATCCTAAATCTCTTCTTCCATATTTAGCTATATAAAAACATTCTAAAAGACAGGCCTCTTTCCTATCTAAATTAATATGCAAAATTTCTACAATTCTTCCATATTTGTTAAATTCATTTTTCCAAAAAGAACTTCTGTTGGTTATAGAATATGGTCTTTTCATATTAACACCAATTCCTATATAAAAGATTTCTTTTGTAATTAAATTTATATGTTGATAAACAACATTTCTTTTTATCACAAGGTCCCCATATTATTTGTATAATTAATGGAAGTTTGCGCATCTGTAATTTCTGTTGCGACAACCACAGCATTGACTGTTATGTTTTGGTTGCTTCCAACATTATTCTGGTTGTTGTTTCCAAACAATGAAAAATCTGGTTTATTAGGCACTGGGGTGTCTGCTGGTGTAGGAGTGTTTACAGCCGGTGTAGATGATGTTGGAGATGAAGATGTAGATCCTCCACCATCGAACTGTGTACCTGCAATTTTAGCAATATTAGCGGCTGCTGCTGCTGCTGCGGCAACTGCATACAACGGTCCTAACACAGCTCCAGCTACTGGAACAGCGGCTCCAGAACTAAACGCAGCAATAGTTCCTTGTATACCAGAAATAACTGCTGTTGCCAATGACAAAGCCTTATTTATTTTAAATTGCTGTTTTGCATTTTTTAAATCTTCTGCGGATCCTTTTTTAGTATTAGCAGATTTTATTGCAAAATATAAATCAGAAAGACCTTGAAGACCTTGGGTGGCTCTCGTCGCAGCGTCCAATTCATTTTTTGTTTTTGTGTCTGCATTCTTTTTTGCCTGTGCAGCTACCTCATCATTGTTAGACTTAACTGCGGCAGTGTAATTGTTATCGATAATTGTTTTTGCATCGGCAGCAGCTTGATATGCTTCAACAGAACCGTTCGACCTTGCAAGCTCATCTTCTATTTCAGCAAGATCTCTCGCCCTTTTAATTGCAAGTTTTGCCTCAGCGTTAGTAGCAAGCCTTAATTCTTCTGCATCCTTTAGCTGTGCAGTGTTCTTTATGAGCTCTTCAGTAGCAGATAACATCTTAGCATTCTTTGCATCCTCTAATGCTTCAAACGCATCTTCTTTAGCCTTTTTAGCTGCGAGTTCTTCCATCCAGGCTTTACCACTTTTAGCAACTTCTTCTTTTAATAATTTATCGTGGTCTTCCTTATACTTCTTAGCTTTCTCTAATTTATTATCTTGGTATGTATCCCAATTATCTAAAATAGCTTGGTTTGCTGCGACGTTTTCGGTCTTTAGCTTCTCAAGCAACTCCTTATCTTCCTTTGATGCAGTTCCACTTCTTGCTATACGTGCTTCTATTGCAGCTATAGCTATTTTATTTGTCTCAAGATAAGCCTTTTGTTTTGCTATCTCCAACAGTTCAGTTTCCTCACCAGCTCTTTTAGCTGCGGAAATTTCACTATCATACCTATCATTTACAGATTTTTTAATGGAAGCATTGCTTGTTATTATCGAATCTGTCAATTTGTTTTGAGCAACGGTTGTTATGCCAAGCCAATCTGTAAATGCTGATATTTTATCAGTGACCCAAGTGATAGCATCTCCTATTGCAGTAAAAGCTTTTCCTATCAAACCAGATGAGCTCTTAAGCTTATCAAAGTTCTCTATCAAATATTTGATGCCTTCAATGATTAGAAAAATAGGAATAGCAAGCATCGCAGTTCCGAGAGCCTTCATACCAACGGAAAGCTTTCCAGGATCTGCGTTTGTAAATCCTTCCTTTAAAAGGTTTATTGAGCCTGTTAATTTTTCAACTCCAGATCCTTTTAAAGACTGTACTGAATCATTTAGATCGTCTACTTTATCTTTGCCTTTTGCTATGGCAGCTGTCAATTTATTG